CTTCCTCACCTTCACCTTCTTCCTTTTCTTCCTTTTCTTCTTCCTCATCTTCACCTTCCATTTCTTCTTCCTCACCTTCACCTTCTTCTTCTTCACCTTCCATTTCGACTTCACCTTCTTCTTCACCTTCTTCTTCACCTTCCATTTCGACTTCTTCCTGTTCTTCTTCTTCCATTTCTTCTTTACCTTCCATTTCTTCTTTACCTTCACCTTCTTCTTCACCTTCACCTTCTTCTTCACCTTCCATTTCGACTTCTTCCATTTCTTCTTTACCTTCACCTTCTTCTTCACCTTCCATTTCTTCTTCTTCTTCTTCACCTTCCATTTCTTCTTCTTCTTCTTCAGCTTCCATTTCTTCTTCTTCTTTTACTTCGCCACCTTCATCCGTCTCTTCATCTCCACTCTCTTCTTTTCCTTCACTACCAATATTTTCAGAAACCCAAAAATCATAAATAAACCCGTGTTCGTATTCTTTCATATATAAACAAACGGAAACTGCTTTTTCAATACCAGATTTTTCTATATCTGGATTGTACATTTTTTCGATTTTGTCAATTATGGTCTGTGCTACTTTTTGAAAAGTATCATCTTCTATACCCTTTGTTTCTATTAATTGTTTGACTTCTTCCGATGATTTATTTTTTTTGTATTCATTCAGCTGTTTTATTAACGTGTCTTCGAATTCTTGTACAACATTTACCCCGCCATTCAACAATATTTTAAAACATGCTGCTTGTTGTACTTTTTCAGCAACATCATTGTCTTGAATATAATATTTGAAAATATCTTCGAATGTGAAACTTGAATCGTCATTACCAAAATATTCTTCGATTATTTTTTTTAAAATTTTGTGCAATTCTTGAGAAGCATCAAACATGCTATCAAACGTCCCGCGAAACGTTTTTTGTGGTTTGGACAATTCTTCCAACATGGAATGAGAAATCATGTCATCGTCTATTATTATTTTTTCGACCAAATCTCTACAAATCAAATCTTTGTGTTCTTCCAACGAACTAATCATTTTACAACTTGTAACATAATTTTTCATACATTACATCCTTTTTTAAAGTAATCATAAATACTCCCCATACATACAATAAGAGAGAATATAATAGTAAAAATAATGTTTTTACAGACGGATTGAATACGGACCAATCGTCATATACAAAAATACCTGCCAAACTAAACGTTAACACACATGAAACAAAATGAATAGGAAACCATACAGTTTGTGGATTCTTTGTCAATCCGATTTGTTCAATATATCCAGCCGCCCATAAACCAGTTATGCCTGTTACTATACCAGAAACATAAAGTAACCAATTTTTCAAAGTACTGTTGCAGTGGTTTTTATTACAGTCGTTTGGTATAGATATGATTTGTGTAACAAATGTTCTTGCCCATATGATTGTAATAGAACTTACACATGCGGCATAAAAAGCAAATCCAAATAATTGATATCTTTCGATTTTTCTGATAATATAAAAATAGTGCAATAAACCACATGTAAAAAGTATTATTGTATGAAAAATTATGCTATTAATACTTGTCAAAAAAGCAGAAAGGCTTGAAAATGTTTCAAACGTTTTTTCGGGTGGTGTTACCAAACCGTTCAAAAAACTAGCTGTTATTATGCTTAATGCACCACAAATAAATCCTGTTGTGATTGGCTCTTTTTTCCTGGCAAAAAACAGTATACCTAATATAGCAAAACTACTTAAACCTACCGCAATCGAAGATGGGAGTAAACTAAAAGATGCAGCACCTAATATTTCAGCGGATATCAACATTATGAATCCTGCCCACCATTTCTTTTCATAATAATACTTATCCGGTATTCTATCTAATACGTTTTTTTGTATACTAATTGCAAAAGAGTTTAGAAATCCAGCCGTTATAGAAAATAAAAACCCCCAATAACTTGATATTTTCATGTCTTTTTATTTATAATAGTTTTTAAATTTTTCCTTGAACTTTTTTTCAAAAGCAGCATAAATTTCTCCTTCATTTTTATATGCAATCCCTGAATGTTTTATGTAAATATAATGGTGCCTTGAACTATGTAATGGGAATGTATGTGAATCAAGTATTTCTAGATCATAGTACTCATCTCCTTCTAGTGGTTGGTCTTGTACTAATGGATGAATTCTTATTTGAAATATTTTTTCATCAATATTCCATTTTACAAAATTTGGTTCATTGAATGTTTCCGAGTTTAATATCAATTCTCGTATGTTCATAAGAATACTATCTAACAGTTTCTTGTCATAATTGGTTGATTTTGTGGATTTGATGCTTAAATAAGAAGTAGGTAGTTGTAATATAGACAAGTTTTCTTCAATATCTCTTATATTTGTAGATTGTCCGGCATCTAAATGTTTACCTTCATATGATTGTGAGGGAGGTGTATGTCCTGATTCAAATTTAAATTCAAACATGGACCGATATATATTTTTAAAAAATGTCTGATCTCGTTTCATTTTCATGATATTTTTAAATATTTGTGAAAAATAATTTAAGATTTTTTTCCTTTAGAAATAAAATGCTGGATTGTAAATGTGAAATATCAGATTTGAAAGACCAAATAGATGGGTGTTTAAGTAAAGCAATTGATATTTTATTGGATGAAACGCTTTTAAAAGATTTAGATAGTAATAAAATTGATTGGGTCATAGAAATATTAAAAGAAACAATTTTGAGAATGAATAGTTTGACACCACATAGAAAGGATTTGCATGTTGATTTGGAAAATGTTGTCGATATTGAAGTTATACGTAAAACTATGATTTTAGAAAATGTTGAAAATGTTTATGTTACAAATTTGATAAATGCTGTTTATGATAGACTTTTATTATTGTGTGCTCCCGTGCAAGATTTTGAAATCAGAAACCAAAAAGAAATATGTAAATGTAAAAAAAATGTATCAGAAAAGATTTGGTTTTTACTTTCTACATGTAATAAAGATATAAATGAAATAGAAAGACTGTTGACTAAAAATACAATGTAGAAAGACTTTAGTTTGGTATTCCCATGATATATTTTTTCTCTTCTATTTCAGAAACAGTAAACTTGTATATTCCATGTCGTGGTATTAGTTTTTCCTCTTCATTTTTTACTCCGATTATGTATTTTAAAAGATCATCGTCAAAATTTTTAAATGTTATTTCTCCCGACTGTTCTTTGTATACCAAAACTTTATCAGGAACATCAGTTGTATCTTCATCGTCTTTATCAATAGATTCCGTTACTAAAATGTTTCGTCTCAACAGAATATTTGTTAATAACGTATAAACGATTGCAACTGAAATTATGGCACCAAGTCCCAAATATTTTATCATTTATTAATTGTATATAAAATTATATTGAGAATAACTTTTTGTTAAAAATATCTATATTTTATGAAATAACAATACACTCTTAATTTTTAAATGGTAAATGGAGAAGTTGTTGAAAATCCATAAACAATATGTTTATCAGGAGCCGTAGAACTCATCCACGTTTCTTCCCCTTTGTATACAGGATAGTTTCTTAAAACTGGTTTAGAAAAATCAGTAACATCTACACGTAATGGATGCTTTCTATAACCAGTATTTATAATAATAAATAAAGCTCCATTATCAGGAGAAAAAGAATCATCATTCTCGCTAAAACGTTTGGAAATATATAATGTCAGAAAAACATTACTTTTAGCTGTATGAATCCATGTTCCTTCTGTTTCGATACCCTCGTCTAAAACAGTAGTGGAAACTAAATCTACATCATTGTTAGAGTTCTTCATAGTTATTTTCTTGTATTTTTTAAAGTAATTCTGATTATTTAAATAATAATTATACAATTAAAAATAGCATGTTAAATATCTTCCCAATTTATATGTTTGTAACCAAAATTTTTCAAATAGTCATTGCATAAATTGAAGTGATTACAATTGAAAAACGGTACGGGTGCCGAATGATGTGCTCCAAGAGGACTTGGATGAGAAGCTTTTAATACAAGATGAGATGGTTTAAAAAGTATATCACTTACTTGATTTTGCGCATCTCGTCCCCATAACATAAAAACAATATGTTTATTTGTTTCTACCAATATTTCTAATGTTTTACGTGTCAGTATTTGCCAACCCTTTCTACTATGTGATTTAGGTTTTCCTTCTTCTACGGTAAGTACTGTATTTAGTAACATCACACCTTGTTTTGTCCAATTTGTCAAGTCACCATGACTAGATTCTATTTTGGCTTCTTTGAATATATTTTTTAATGAAGGTGGTAATGCCATGCCTTTGGGTACAGAAAATGAAAGACCATGTGCTTGTCCCTTTCCGTGATATGGATCCTGTCCGAGAATAACAACTTTTACATCTTCAATTTTTAGTTTGTATGCATTGTATACATCATCTTCTATTGGAAATATATTTTTTGTTTTTCTTTCCTCTGTTATATTTTCAATTAACATCATAAGATCTGGATTGTTTAGGGTATCGTCGAGCTTTGATATCCATGATGGATCCATGGATCAAATATTTTTTTTACATGAAGGAATATATTTAAGCTTAATTTTTTCGTAGCTAGGAGATACGATACCATTTCTTTTATTAATTTCGTCTTTACATTTGTAAAGAAACTTGAACAATTCTTCTCTATTTTCCAATGCTTTGTTTAATTTATTGTCGCGTTCTATATATTTTTTGAAATGTTGTGCACATACTCCACATGTTAGAATTGATGGTAAACTAGTAAGCATTTGTTTCCATGCTCGTTTACGATCCTTTATCATTTTTTTTGTATATTCATCATCATCCCAACATTCTTTTTCATGTGGATAATCAGCAGCTAAGAGAAATAAGGCATCCCATGTGCGTTTTCCCCAATGTGATGGGACGCGAGCACGCCAACTTGAATAATATGCACCCCGATAATTTTCAGTTTCTAGTATTTGAATACTTTCTAGAATATTAAGTTGTGCATGAGACTTCCACATTATACTTTATTATTTAAAGTTTACATTAAAAAAAATACAATTTGTTTTCAAGTTATTAATTGTTTTTTGTGATAATACAATTGTTTCCATATATTAGTGTCATCCCATTTTATACGACGTTTTTTTTCATCATAAACTGCATCGTAATAAAGTCTTTTTTTCCCCGGTTTTCCCTTGAAGTAAACTTTCAAGTAATACAAGTTTTTTTCAACTTTACATATTTCCATTATCGCATACCAATATTTGTTTGTTTTTTCCGAACTCTCTGGATGATATTCTACATTTTTTGGTTGTTTTATGATTTCATCGTTTCCATAAACACCATGTATCTTATACTGATTTTCTTTCACCATTGATATCCGTCTCAAACACCCTCCGTGCCATGGATCGAAATAAAACCCTTCAATCATAGTTTACTTTTACCATTATAATAAATAATTGACGATTTTAGTGAATTTCTATTGTTATAAATATTTCTAAATGTGAATACCGTCAACGATAATAGTAGTATTTTATATGAACGGCATGACATGACTCGCATCGTCGTATTACAATCACAGTTGCTACAAGTCATCTTTGATCCTCGGTAAATTTTTTCTGCGGATGCTTTACAATGCAACAATAAAATTTGTGATAAGATTAAAATGAGTCTTGTTGACAGATTACTTGAGTATGCTTTTAGAGGGAACAAACGTTCGGCATTGCCTGATTGGGAACAAAATTGGGAGAAACGACAAAGATTAAGCTATTCAGACGAAACCACAGAAAAAAAACATCGTTTCATATGGAATATTGTAAACAGTGTACATATAGCAATCACAAGTTTTGATATGATACATACTGGTACATATCCCGTCGCTATATATCATGAACCTTTTCACATAGATTTTACTTGGGATGTAGATGACGATATCGTAAAGGCAGAATTTAAAATTTATGTTGATAATATTCTAAAAGGGGGTAGAGATCCTGTTATAATTAAAAGTTATGACGAGCAGATGGACCTATTAAATGGCATGTACGTAATGCTTGACAATCTTATCATTTTAGAAGAAGATAAGTTACTACAATTCGTGAATAAAATTGAGTTATAAGTGGAAAACGTTGGGTTTTCACACACCGATCATTGTCTCGGACATTTTGCGGTATTTTTTTTTCTTGAAAAATAAAAATGAAAATTTTTATTTTGTTCTTACTTGTACGAAATGCACAGACTGCCTTTCTATGCCCCCCATTACAAAGACATATTAATAATAGTATAATAAGTCATAAATGCGATGATAATATAAACATGAATGGAGTAATTATTAAGCAAGGAATTCAAGGATTCTTGTTTTCTATATTCTGTATCGAATTATTCCGTGGAATCATGATTTTTAGACAGATGAACAAAACAAAAAATAACTTGAACAATAGTCGTATACTCGAAGATTATACAGAATATATGTATTATTGAGGGTGTACGTTGAAAATTTAATTTATTTATGAAATTGTTTGAAATGATTGCGATAATAATGACAAAATACCCTTAATGACAAAATACATACCCAATTTTTATTTATTCTGAAAAATAAAATGGAGGAGATATATTTAGAAGAATCTACAAATCCTAAAAAAAAATATATGGTGACTATTTTAAAACCTTCTGGGAATAAAAAAACAGTTCATTTTGGAGGAGCAGGTTATTCAGATTTCACAATACACAAAGATCCAGAGAGAATGGAACGATATAATATAAGACACAAGAAACGCGAAAATTGGACGAAAAGTGGAATTGAAACCGCTGGGTTTTGGTCGAAATGGTTATTGTGGTCACAACCTAGTCTTTCAAAAGCAATAAAATATACTTCTGACAAGTTTAATATTAAAATAAAGAATAAAATTTCAAAGAAAAGTCCTAAACATAGTCCTAAACATAGTCCTAAACATAGTCCTAAAAAGG